TGAATGGCGACACCGAGGTTGCGTTAAGTATTACCGCAACCTCTGTGCTGTGCCATAACCCAACGGATCTCTCGCCGCATCAACCTCATTTAAATTATTATTTTTCCTCTGATGTCGTCAAGTCAGCCAACCCGTGCCCGTGGGTGGTGTTTCACGTGGCATGAAGAGAAGCTTGAGCCAGTGTGGGATGAGAAAGTGATGGACTATCTGGTGTACCAGAAGGAACTGACGAAGACAGGTGGAGAACATTGGCAAGGCTTTGTTTATTTCAAGAACCCGAGAAGAATGGGAGGTGTTTCGAAGCTTTTTCCAGGTGCTCATCTTGAAGTAGCTCGTGGTACGGGTGAACAGAATAAGCAGTATTGCACGAAGACGGATAGCCGTGCTCCAGGTGCCTCTCCTCAGGAATTTGGTCGTTGTCCGAAGTCAGGTGACAGAACTGATTTGAAAGAGATAGCTCGTGTCGTGTGGTCTGGTGTGTCTAATTTTGAGCTTGCTGAACAGTGTCCGGATGCGATATTGCGATACCCAACCGGGATAAAGGAACTGAGATTGACGAGGATGGCAGCCCGAAAGGATCTGAGACCCCCTCTGGAAGTGGAAGTGAAGTACGGTCCGACGGGAACCGGAAAGACCTATTCGGCGATGGAGGAAAATCCGGGAGCCTTTCTGTGGTACCCGACCGTTCCCGAATGGTGGGATGGATACGATCAGGAAAAGACTTTGGTCATCGACGAGTACCATCATCAATTGCCATTGACCCGCTTGCTCCGCGTTCTCGACCGATACCAGCTCCAGTTGCCCATAAAAGGCAGTCATACGTACGCCCAATGGACAAAGGTGGTGTTGACCAGCAATGTGCATCCAAGAGAATGGTATCCCAACTGTCGGGAGGATCAAAGATTGGCTCTGATGCGAAGGATTACAAAGGTGACGGAGATGCTAATTCCCTGGCAACCGGAACTGAGTTCGTCCCCGCGAGCCGAGTTGCATGTCCTCAATGCGGGGGAGCCCTCATCTCCTGTGATTGCAGCTTCACCTCCGAGTCTGAGGATCCTGAGACGAGCTCTGGAAGTGACGGAAGTGACGCACCCTCTGATTCAGAACCACCAACCTCAAAGCGAAGAAGAATGGGATCAATATGATAGACTTATTTCGTCATACTATCCATAACATAAATAAATTTCTCGTGAATTGTTCATTATTAGGGTTCGGGGGGGCAGCGCCGCAGGCGCGAGAGGGGGCGAAGCCCCCCACTTAAGGTTTGGGGGAGCGCCGCAGGCGCGAGAGGGGGCGGAGCCCCCCACTTACTTAAGGTTTAGTGGTTTAGTTTTTAAGGTTCAGGTTTTATTAAATCAATTGTCTACGAAGTCTGTTTTCGCCAATAAAGTACTTTCCCAATAGGAGTCGATCGATGCAAATGTGAACAGGAACAACCCGTTTTGTACTGGTGATATTGAATCGTCATCTCCGAATGAGACTTTCAGCCCTTTTCTCCATCTGAATGATTTTTTCCATACGTAGAATTTTGGTGGAGCCGCTAATTCATTGACAACTTGTTCTGCTTGTTTTGTGTCAGTGTTCCATACGTAATCCAGTGCAGCTCTTGATTGGAAGTTAAACTGTTTGTCTGCCAGTATTTTGAAGTTGAGTCTTGGGTCTACCACGTTTTTGAAATTTTTTGGTCTGTACATTGTTAGTGATGATGTGTTGAGTAGAATTCTGAGTAGGTCGACTGCTGGTAAGTTTGCCTGATCCATTGTGTCCTTGATCTTGACAACCACAACACGTACTATTCCCCATCCTGGGAATGCTGGTTCGGCGTTGACGTTTGGATAGCACCACAAATTGATGTACAGCTTTTTGATTCTGATTTCGTTTCCAATTCTGTTGTTATAATCGTTCCCTTGGACTATTGGCTGAAATCCCATCCAGGTATTTGAGTCTTGGTTTCCAATTGTTCTTATCGGTTGTTCGGAGTGTGAATGTAAAACAAACTTTCGTTCAGGTTTTGGTCTGTTTCCTAATGCTCGGATGATCCTTTGTCTGAACCCCATGCGTGATCGCCTTCGTCCAAATCTCTTGAACCGACCCATAAATCTTTTTCTTTTGAAAGAGCGCCTTCGGAAACGTCTTCGCGCCATAATTATGGTCTTTTTCTATTTTTGGGAATGAATCTATTTTTGGTCACTGATTTCTATTTGTGGCAACTGAAGTCTGTCAGCTATTTTTGGAAATGGAAACCCTTCACCACCAATCGTTTTTTGAATGGCGACACCGAGGTTGCGTTAAGTATTACCGCAACCTCTGTGCTGTGCCATAACCCAACGGATCTCTCGCCGCATCAACCTCATTTAAATTATTATTTTTCCTCTGATGTCGTCAA